CGGTGAAACCGCAGACTTTGAAGACGGTGAGTGTGTGGATCATTCGCACGGGTTCAGTTATTTGGATGTGGTCGCGTGGTCATTAAAGAACCCATGCCCTATGGGTTTTAAGTATGTTTTTGTTCTGGTAAGGGACAACGACGAATTTCGATCATGGGCATACGTTGAAGACGGGAAATTGTCAGAACATTTTATTGATGCCAATGGATGCACTGTGGCAAAAACCCCTATTCGTTTTTTGAATGAAGTTTCACGAAAAAACTAGGGTTTGTCCCTAGAAAATGCTTTGCAAAAACTAAAAAAGTGCAGTACAATTGAGCTATCAACAAACGGAACGTAACAAAATGACACTTTTAATCATTACCATCTGTACCCTGGGTTACGCGATGTCCCGCCCCATTGTTCGTTTTTTCAACCTTGTTTAAAGGAATTTCACAATGTCACAAGAGATTAAAACCGCAGTAGAAACAATCCTAGGCGCAGTTGGCACGCTTGGGATTGTGGTCAGCTTCAAATATGTTTGTGAAAACGACAAGGCATTAGACGGAACCCACGCCATGGACGAATGGCGTTGCACAATCCAAAACCACGCAAAAAGCGAACAGTTCGCGTATTTCACCGGCCTGGGTTTGCGCGCTGAAGCGACACCAGCGCAAAAAAGAGAGGCTGAATACGGTTTTCAGGGATTGACCGTACGCGATAAACAAGGCGCCACGAGCTATGGGAGGCGCTACCTTGCTGCTGTGCAAAAACTGCGCAAGCCAAAAGCCCCTCACGCGGCAGACATCCTGCATTGTCTTCTATTGGATTCGGTTGCGTCTGGTCAGTCTTTCGCAGAGTGGTGTAGCGATTTTGGCTATGACACCGATTCGCGTAAAGCGTATGCAGCCTATGAGGATTGCCAACAAAACACTGACAAGCTGAACCGTGTTATCGACCGTGCAACACAAACCGCACTGCGCGAAGCATTGCAGGACTATTGATCATGAAAAAATTTGAAGCCACATCGATTGCAAATGCGCATCATATCCCTTTGGATGTTGATTTTTTCACCCTCGATAGCGACACAGTGCACCGAATCATTGCAGCCGCAGACGAACGGAAATACCGTCAACCCAAAAACGCGAATGGCTCACGCGCGCGTTACTTCCATGCGATGCTGGTGCGAGCGTTGAAAGAGAAAACAAACGAATTTGTGGTGCAGGGGTACTATGGTTCTGGTTGGGAAGACTTGTGCGCGGCCACAACACGGAAAGAAGCGCGCGAAGACATTAAAGCCTACCGGGAAAATGCACCTGGGTGCTATCGGTTGATTGTGCGGCGTGTTCCCGTCTAACCCATGCTGCAAAAACTAATCGAAGCCTTCCTAATTGCTGCGGTTATCGCTGCACCCTTTGCCCTTTATTTTTGGAGAATGACACCATGAAAAAACCCGCAATTAGTCGCATTTTTGGCATGCGTGCAAGCTGCAAATATTGCCAACAGGACATCGAATTTCACGGGCGGGCAACTGGTTGGATTGACCGCGGGGGTAATCGGTCGTGTGTTCCATACACTGACCCGAAAACACGCGAGATTGTGCGACCAAAGACAAAACACGCGCGTTAAATTTAACTTTTGGAGAATGACACCATGAAAACCCCTTATCACTTTTTTCTAGCGAATGCGGGCTATAGCTATGACCCAAAAACCGAAACACCCATGAAAGGGCGTATACGGTGCGCGCAATTGTTGGCAAAAGCAGAACAGACCGCGTGCGATTTGGGATACGCTTTCGAGTGGTGCATGGACCAATATTCGGATAGCTCTGAATTTTCGGAAGAATCCCCCGCCTATTCGCTTTGGGTTTGCGTTATGCGTGACCCGGATGGCTTAGCGGTTGACAGCCTAGGGGGCGTCGATTTTGGGCGGGATGGTACGCCCTGGGGCGATAGCTATCGGCGTGTTGTGGAGGCTGAAATGGCCTGTGAGATTCCAGCGTAAAGGGGTACAACATGGCCTACACAATTCAAGACGAATTAAACGAATTTCAGTTGCACGCAGCGCGCGCCTTCTTTGCTAGTGCATGGGCCGATATGGTGGAAGAAAACGGCGAAGCCCTCCACGGTGAAATTATGGACCAGATGCCAACGGAAATTGACAGCGCAGCCATCCACGCCGCGCGTACGTTATACATGGATATGGAGCGCGTAAACGGTCGCACAATTGGCGATATGCTAGGTCAAATTGAACGCGACGGAGACGGCGATAGGCCAAACACTGTAGAACATTTCGGCCACTATGCAGCCATGCAAGCTATGGGGCACGGTGTAGGTTTAGGGGATGCATTCGGGTCTGAAATACGCGAAGCAATCAAGGTGCCTTATGTTGAATTCGGTAGCCACTCACTGTCAAAAGACTACACAGTGTAACTAGGCCAGTAATAGCGCATCAATGGTGCGCTATTGCGGGCAATGTTGCCCTACTTTTGGAGATTGCAAAATGAAAAAACCAGACGCAAACAAACTTTCAACGTATCGGCACCCAGTCACAAAAGCGCGGGCGATAGTCGGCCATGTGTACGGAACCCGTAACACTGTGTCTATTGACGTTTTCCCGTACCGGTCACGCATGGGCGGGCAAGTGGCATTTCTACTTAGCCCAGACGTCCGCCCTTGGTTGATCGAAAACGGATACGTTACAAAATGAGAAAAACAGACTACCTAATTTTGGCAAAGCGAATCCGCGAAGATGTAGACAAACATCCGGCATTCGGACCACACCTAAATCAAACCGTTGAACAGTATCAAACCGCGCTATCGTTGGCACAACAGGCGGTCAACCTGGGCCGTTACTTAGCAGAACACTTGAGCGTTGATAAACGCGCGTTTTTGGACGCATGCGGTATAAAGTAAGCGACACCTAACCACACGCCTACCGGGGCGCTAAACCGAAAAGCCTAGGGGCTATCAGTCTGTTATGGATTGATAGCCCCTAGGCTTTTTTGTGTTTGTTCAATCAACCTAGAGGGGCTCAGATGCCAATAGAACATAAGTATGTGCGCCATAGCGCGCTCGGATTCATCCTGTGGCCTACCAGTGACCAACTTTGGCACCTGCACGTTGGGCGCAGTCTTTATCGGGTCGAGGGGACGATAGTGTCTGCCGGGTTTTGCCACGTCATTGACGGTCGCGCGGTCTGTTGGGGGCTATCGGAAAGCCTGGGGGTCTGTAGTCAACCCTCTGATAGTGAGGCACTGACTTTGCAGCTTGGCTTAAACCCCCGATAGCCCCCGCAAACATTAAAACCGCAGCTATAAAAACAATAGCATTCCAAAAGTTATACACAGGTTATCCACATTTTGTAATCTGAAATTGTGAATAGCCTGTGGAAAACTCGAATTTTCACGGCCCAGTGCTCCCCCGTTTTCTCCGGCGCTCAGGAATTTCCACCGGACCACCAGGTCATGAAAAACACCGGGGGTGGGAGGGGTCGCCCATCCATTTTTGAATTCAACCCCTAGGGGTGGGGAGGGTCGCCCGTCCAGTTTTCAATTTGAGCGGCCAAGCACGGCATCCATGGCCTTTTCCCATAGATGGCAGATCAGTTCAACCAAGCGAACGGTCACGTTCCACTGCACCCAGGCTCGTCCTTGATCCCCCAAAATCCACCATCCTTGTCCCGATACGATTCCCGGCTGACTTTTTTGGGCATCACAATCGGAATCAGGCCAGCGGCTTCCAGATCACGGCAGATTTGCTGCACCCTGCGCTCGCCTACGCGGGCCATGTGGCTTATTTCCCGGGTGGAGCAACCCAAGGACACCATGTTGCCGATAAAACGCCTCTGGCAGTCGTCCTCGTAGCCGCTCAAGCGCGGTACGTTCAGTCGCTCCCGGCCCCATTCCTCGGACAACTTGCGTGCAGCGGGCATGCCCAGCAGTTTGACCAGCAGTTGCCCTTCTTCGGCCACCTCGGGGATGTAGAGGTTGCCCAGGTCTCCAAACCATGCTGACAACCGCAACGTGGCGCTGAACCCAATTACCGATGAAATATCGTCGAGGGTCGTGTTGCGCAGTTCAATGCTACGCCCCGATGGCTTAGGGCCAGCAGCCCCGTCGGACGCCACACCACCGTTCGGCACCTCCGTATTGCCTCCCGCTGCACCCCGATCCCCAACTGCTTTTTTCTCGTCTTGCATAAATCACCTCGCTTCATTGACTATCAATTTCCAAACCAACAACGAAAATTCCAAAACCACTTTTTCCCTTAAATTCTCAAACTTGTAAATTTCATACAAGTTTTTCCACCTAAATTTCCCGGCTGGAATTTCCCACCAAAATCTCAAAAACCACTTTTTCCCCTAATTTCCGGCGGGGTGCCAACTCTCTCTGTACCCCGTACCCCGTTGTACCCCCTGAAATCCTATTGGAGGTGGCTGGACACATACTGCACTGCAACATACACAATCTCACAACATCCAGACCTTTAATAACAAACAACGGGGTACACGGGGTACAAGGGGTACATAAGAGTGAAAAACCTGTACCCCGTCTATTTAAGCAACAGGGAACACGGGGTAACATAAGCCCACTTTATGCCCGTTTCTGTCCGAACTTTGTCTCTTTTATAACCTAAAGACTTAAGAACAGCAGCCGCCCGTTTGCTTTCGCGTTGTGTTATCTGCCTTTCGTCAAACCGCAAGGCGGCAACCAGCACTTCCGTGGTGGTGACCATCTGTTTCCGTACCCCCTCGCCAAATAGGTCGTCATCCAGGAACGCTTTGACCAGCGGCTCCCAGTCGTCCACCACTCGATAGTCGTCGTGTTGTTCTTTTGCCAGCCTTTCGGCGGCTTGCCACTGAACGCCACCTGCCAAAACCAATTGGGCGGCCTCAGCCCAACACTGCTCGCGCACTGCTCGGATGCCGTCTACGTCGATCATGTCGCCCACGGTGACCGGCAAGAACCGCCGCGCGCCGGTGCTGTCGGCCAGGAACTGGGGCTCGTTGGTGGTCCCTATGAAAAACAGGCGCCGAGCGAATTTCGTGACGAATTCCTTGAACTTGGGTGTCCATTCCTCATGCGTGCGCGTGAGCCAGTCCTTGATCGCCTCCAGGTCTTTGGTCATCAGGCCGCGCAACTCGGCAATTTCCCCAATCAGTTTTCCCCGCATAATTCGGGCCAGATCATCTTCCTTCTTCGACAAGTCGATAGACACGAACAGGTCGTTGTTGGGCACCATGGCCTTGACCGCCGTGGTCTTGCGTGCGCCCTGCCCGCCGACCAGGATGACACTCATGTCGGCCTGGCACCCGGGCTTCAGTACACGCGCTGCCATGGCTGTCCACATGTAGAGGCTAGCCGCGCGGTGGTACGGTGTGTCTTCGACCCCGAAGTAGTCGATCAGGAATGTCTCGCAGCGCTTGCCGCCGTCGCAAGGCAGCGCGGTGATCCAGTCGATGGCGCTGTCGAACTCGTTTTCCTCGGCAATGGCGGCGACCGACGCACGCATGAGTTCAACACTGATCGGTAGGAACCCGTTTTCGCCTTGCTCCAGCCGTGCCCGTAGCCACAGGTAGTCGCTGTCCCTGAACGGGCGCCAGTCCTTGGTGCCGGGTTTCGCCAGCATAATCTCGGCCCTGAACTGGTCGAAGCCCAGCGACTTGCCGCTGATGTCAGGTCGCCGCAACGCTGCAACGACGTTGTTGACGATGGGCTTGCACCTGCCGGTCTTGTCCCGCTCGAAGTTGGGCCACGGCAGCGGCTCGTCCAGGCCCAGGTCGTCCTCCACCTCGCGCGCACTACCCTCTATCCGGCGCACGACCTCGACTTCCTCGAACCCACTGCTGGCCGACAGCGCGCGGCTGTTGTCTGCCTGGCTCACGGCCTGCTCGAAGTCGTCGTTGTGGTCCAGCACGACGTGGGCCGTCCAGGCGTCGAATGTGCCGTGCAGCGGGTCGGAGGCATGGTCAGACTGCCACAGGTCGTCCCGGCCTGGTATGGGCCGTACAGCGGCGGCTCCGGTGGCTGTGGAGGGTGCGTACCTGCCGTTGCGGTGCAGCGTGTAGCCGTGGCGCTCCAGGATGTCCACCACCTGGTTCTGGCTGTTGAAGGGCACGCGGTGCTCGGAGGTGTAGGCCAGCTTGCCGTCACCCGAACTGACCGACAACTGGGCGTCCTCGCCCACCAGCAGGCGCTGCTGCTCCCGCAGGTACTCCACGTCCTCGGCCATGCGTGACCACCACGCCAGCAGATCGGGCGGGAGGTCGGGCGCGGTGTCCAGCGTGAACAGGCAGTCGTCGTGGTACTGCTGCACCCACGGCCCCGAGCCGTCAGTGGAGTGGTACGTGGTGCCGGGTAGGCAGTCCTGGAGGTTCTGAGACTCAGCCCGCAGTTCCAAAATCGTGCCGTGCGTTTTGCTGGAAAATTTCAGCCAGCGCAGGTTGGCGCCAGCCGGGACGCGGAAGGCCACACGCCCACCACTGCCTGGCCGGGTGCTGGATGTCCAGACACCGAGGTAACGCAGCCGGGATATGGAGAACCCGCAGCGCTCCATGCCTGCCACGGCCAGCGGCTCGTTGTCCACGTCCACGCTGCACATGTCGTTCTTGGCGAGCAACAGGCCGTAACCACCGGCGCTCTCGCGCACCTCGCTCACTACCTTGTTGTTCCAGCCGTCCCCGAGAGGCCGCTTGCTGTCGGGGTGCAACTCGCAGAGCTTCAGCCCTGCACTGTGAAGCCGCTTGGCTTCGGCAAACTGTTGTGGGGTCATGTGGGGGTGGAGTTCTTATTCAGTTTGTCTAGGGCATCGTTTACCAACGCAGCGATGCTTGCGGCATTGGCCGAGTTGCCGTGGGTGCGTGTCAGAAGATTGCTGATTGAGCGAAGCGCAACGTAGGTCGTTTCAAGGTCGTCCACCAACAGCATCACGGTGCAAGGGTCGGCGGTGGCTATGAAGGCTGCGTTGTCGTCTCGCTGTCGCCATGAGATACCAACCAACGGCTGGGCCACCGCAACGCTGTGACCCGAGTTGTAAGCGGACACGTCTCCAATCTGCTCGTTGTTTTTGTTGTGCCGCCATTTTTTGGGGTAGGCTTTTTCTGCTAGTTCCCGAAGGGCGAACAGTTGCACGATGCTCATGATTTTGCTTTCATAATTGCCAACCTTGAAACCAGCGCTGCATGCACGGGCAAGAGCCCGTCCCGCAGGTGGTGGAGAGTGGGGGTTCGACCTTCAATGATCCCAGCCAGGAGGCCGACCACCCGTTGGATAGCGGCGGCTTGTGTCTCTTGGATCAGGTCTTCGTGCAGAGGTGCATCGCTTTCCATGGTCACGTAGCTCTTGGTGGCACCGCCGTAGCCCAGCAGAGTCACCGGCATGACAACAACCTCCATTTGGTCAGTGTCCAGATACGACACCCATGCTGCGCACGGAAATTCTCGCGGGGCGAACATCAGGCTTTGCTCTGCATTTCAGCTTGCAACAAGATGGCCGCGTGCCTCCGGTCTTCAGCGTCACGCAACAACCCTCGAAGCCGCTGGCACTCGAGGTTCGCAGTCTCGACCTCTGCGGCAATAGCGGCCTCTGGCGAATCGAAAAGGTACTGAAGGTTTAGGATGTGGAACGGAGTGTCATCGACTCTCGCACGGACGTGCATGTTGTTGCGACCTGCGAACTCGGTGAGGATCGCCTGGCGCACCTTGCCGTTGTTGTATAGCCAAGCGGTACAGGGGAATTTTTCTGGGGAAATCATAGGCTGGCGACCTTTCAAATCACTGCGTTGTGAGGTGAGAGTCTGCCCAAAGCGCCAGCCCGCACCCTACGCAAAATAGGGAGTGGCAGACCCTCGCCTAACAACTTTGCGGCGGGGTTTTATGGGGAAATTTCTGAAGGGCTGGCGGGGAAAGTGTACACGATCTTTTAGCGATCGCTAAATAGAATTTGCAAAGAAAAACGGCCAGAAGGCCGTCTCAATGCAAGCTGAATCCCTACTTTATACTGGGCAGCGGGCACATCGTGGCCAACTCACGCATGGTGATCTTCGGCGTGCCGTACTTGGTATGCATCTTCACGCTGGCGTCCTCAATAGCTCCGGCCAGGGTAGAGCGGCACGACTGGTTGTGGCAACCGGCCAGTTGGTAGAGGTACATCCGAGACGTGCCAGCGAGCGCCGCAAACTCGTCCCGGCGAGCGTCGTTCTCCAGGGCTCGTAGGATGGTCAGCAGCGGGGTGATGGTTTCGGGTTTCGACATGCACGGTATTATAGTCTTTACTAAATGGGTTTCACAAGAGGGTGAGTTGTTCCTCTGGCATGTCGGGCCACCACAGGTTGCCCTTGGCCGTGTTCTCGGCGGCAGGCAGCAGTTGCAGGTTGTGCTCCGTGTGCAAACCGCAGACCAGCGGGTGGTTGATAGGCACGATGTGATCGACCGTCTCGCCCAGGACGCGGGCGGTGGCGTACATCAGGTCCATTTTCCACCGGCTGGCCCAGGCGGGGGTAGCCTTGGCGTTGCGCGACCGATACCAGCGCCAACCGCGCGCCTTCTGTTTGGGCAACCTGGTCTTGCGCGCTGGTGCGAACAGAGGGCCGTTGCACAGGCCGTCAAGGGGTAGGACTAGCTGCATCATCTGGCTTAACCCATTCACACTTGACCGGTTTGGCGAGTATGGCAGTTTTCATCGACCCGCGGTTCGCGCAGTCTGCCAACCCTATGGATAAACCGAAGTAAAGACCGATGATCGCGTTTCCAACGGAGGCGACTAGCAGTGCCCAGAGGTAATGCTGTTGATTTGTCATATTGAATTCAGCATGTCTGCCGTCTCACAGTGACTGCACACCCCATAGCACACGTAGTCGCCCACCTGCATATTGTGTCCACCGCAGCGGGGGCAGGGGTCGGCCATTGGCAGGTGCATGTCGAAGCACCGCCGTGAGCGCTCGATGTCGATGATGGTGACCGGCAACTGCGGTGGCACCGCTGGTTCCCGTTCCCAGCACTCTTCGTCTTCCGCTTGGTTTATCGGATTGCCGGGGTGGGTGCACCAGCCACAAGGCGCACAGCCGGTGAAGCAATTGCAACCTCGGTTTCCGTAGTCACGGTCGAATCGCTCACGGTCCAGTTCGGCTTCAGCCGTCAGTTCGCGTTTGGTCATTTGGCACCACCTGCCCTAGCACGCATGTCCTCTTGGAATGCCGTCCTCCAGTCCGAGCGCAGCAAGCCGCGCTTGATAAGGTATGCCAGCACTTCTTTTTCGTCGTACACCTTGAAGGGCTCGCCCCACTGGATTTCGCCCAGGTAGGCGCTTATCTTTCGCAGGCGGAGGCTGTTCTGGAAACGCACCGCCCACGTAGGGCGCTTGCTGCGCGACTTTTTGGGCCAACTGAAAGGCGTTCCACCGCGGCTTGTGGTCGCCGCTATTTCAAACCATGTCTGTCCATCCCAGTAGCGCAGCGTCAGGTACTTCGACTCGTTGCAGCGTGTTGTGTAGACATCGGGTTTAAGCGGGGCCGTAGTGGCCCAGGTGTATTCAACGCGGCTCATGCTTCACCCCACAGTTTTATCGTGGCGCCTTCCGCCTCGTACACCTCCCGCAGCGCCCCGGTACCGATCCCCGTCCACTTATCGGCAGGTTCCCGAGGGCCGAACCAGCAGAACGGCACAACCGCAGCCACAAGGCCGTCAGTGTGAGCCCAGCGCACGAAGGGTGTGGGGTCTTGCCCAAACGCACCACCCGGCAGCAGAATGGTCTTCGCATCACGGCGCATGGCTGCAACCAGGCGCTGGTAGACGCCCTGCAAGACTGAGGACTTCATGTCGTAGTCGTCCACACCCACCCAGTCGAACAGGTCGATGCACATGAACGGCTCGGGCTTGGCCGCATAGATGACCCCGTACTTCACGCCAGCCAACTCAGGGTAGCGTGCAACGGTCAGCTTGAGCACCATCATGGCGTCCAGCATGTCAGCGTCAGAACGGCAGTTCGTGTTGGGCTCGTCCAGGGGCACCAGCACCTTGACATACTGCAAGGCCCCGCGGGACTTCAGGTTCTCGAACAGGTTGACCAGGGCCTCGGCGGCTTCCGACAACGGGTGCATCCTGAAGTTGCGCCCACTGACTGCGAAACGCTCGAACAGTTGGGTGGAGACATCCAGCACGGTGAAGGTGCCCATTTCCAGGATGTCGTCGGCGGCTCGCACAACCCCGTTGAACTGCGCTTCCCAGTGCAGGTTGGTGTGACCCTTCACCGCCGCCACTTGGCCCGTCTCGCAGCCGTAGTAGCCGTACAGCAGATCGGTGCGCAACGTGGTCGGCGGGGGTACCTCGATGTCATAGCCCTTGGGGTGCAGCTTGCGGTAATAGGCCACGCCCAAGATGGTGGCAACGACGGCGAGTAGGATGTAAATGATCATGGTTTTCTTTCAGTAGTTGATAGTCAAGTCTTCAGCACCGCAGTCGGGGCAGCGGTGGCCTTGGTCGGCAGGTGTGTACCAGCCGTCAGGTTCGTTACCTGTCCAACGGCAGCGGGGGCAGGTGTATTTTGCAACTGCTACACATTGTGTAGCATCTTGCTCAATGTTTACGGGGGCTAGAGCCTTTTCGGGGCCAACAGCTTTGAAGTAGGCGTGCATGACCCGACGTTCCAGCAAGTCTTTCAACCGAGCGTCTTGGGTTTCCGCTAAGGCTTCATAAAGGCCCTCGCTAATGGCTGCGTCAAAACAGCCAATGATTTCGCCAAGCAGGCTGTTGGGTATAGTCGCCATACCCTCGCACGCCGATTGCTTTCTCCGCTCTTGTTCCTGCCACGCCCACAGCCCAAACAGGCTTGGAAAACCGCGGTCGTCCAACGCAGAGGGCTGGTATTGCGTTTTGCACCACGCCGCGTATTCCTCGTTTGTGCGCCGGATGAAATCTGCGGAGACCACAGGGTTGTCTTTCAAACTACCCTGAACCTCCAGCAAGTTCTCCAACGACTGCACGTACACCGCCGACACAGCGGTGGCGTTCTTCCACCCCCACCAGGCCGCGTTGAACATCTTGACGCCGTAGTTACCCTGCTCGTCTTTCCAGAACAGCGCCTCTGGTGTCGGCGGCGACCCGTTGTCATCCACTGCCTTGCCAGCTTCACGCTGGGCAACAAAGTGCTGCATTGCAGCCTGCTCGAATTCCGAGCGGATTTGGTCGAGGTTCATTTACGCCACCACCTTTCGCGCAAGGTCAATCGTGTCTCGCCCATTGCGACCGTGTGCAAGGCACCCGGCCAGCGCGATGGTACGGTTGTTGGCAAGGTCGTCGTCTTCACCAGTGATGATGGGTAATACCCAGTCCAACCGCGCAGTGTCCTGTTCGTCGGCCACGCCCACCTTGATGCTGGCGTCTGCTTGCAACTTGGCGAATTTCTTGATGACCTCCATCATTCGAGGCCCGAAGCTGCCGTTCATGATCGTGTTGTACGGTGAAACGCCGTCACGGTCGGCAAGTAAAGCACCGTGAATCTCTTGGCGCACTTCCTCTTGAATGCGGCGGTGGGCGTATTCAATTGCGGTCATTTGCGCGCAGGTCAAACCCTCGCCCTTGACATTGCTACCTAAAACCTGTTCGTCCCGCAGAACACGCAGCAAAGGGTCGTGTTTGTTGGTTTCAATAAAAGCCATATCAATCTCTCCATTTAGTAAAAGGACGCCCAGGTTTTTCCCAAGCGCAGTGGGCTGCTATCTCAAGCAGAAGTTCTTCTGTCACATCCTTGTCGCGGCGGGCCAGATGCACGTCGCTCATTGGATTCTCTACACAGGTCGGTGACCCGGGCCGGTGTGCGTAGTGGTAGCCCCCGCAGACACACAGCTTGTGTCCCTTGTCCCGGCAGTGCTCGATCAACTTGACGAACGAGGTGCGCCGTGTGCGGCACGCTGGGCAGCGGAAGCGGTTGGGGTTCATGATGCAGGATCGGCGTGCCACTGGCGGTAGAGAGCGAGCTTCTTCGACGCCCGCACCCATATGGCGTCGGCGTCCAAACCAAACTGCCCTTCCACGAACGCAATTGCGGCCTTCACATCTGCAATTTCGTCCTCCATACGCTTTTTCATTGAGCCTTTGCCGTCAGGGTGCTCGTCGGTATTAGGGTACGCAGCCTTCTTTGCGCATTCGGTTATCAACTCGCCACATTCTTCAATCAACTTGGTCAAGCCGTCGTTGTGCATAGTCATGATTGCCTTTCAATAATTTGTTTCTGATACCTCAACGCCGCCGCCTTCCACTCGTCCCGGCTGACCCGGGCCTGCTTGACCCGGAACTTCAACATGCGGGCTTCCGACAGCGCTTGGGTCAACTCCGCTTGCAGCCGCTGCTCGGTCTTGCCTCCGCGTATCTGCGAGGCCTTGGCCTTGCGCCACTCCACGATGTCGGGCTTCAGCAGTTTGCGCAGCGCCATGATTTCAGCGAGCATGGCCTTCTGGATCATGGCGTTGGTGGTCCCCTTGCTGTGGTCCATTGCCTCCAGGCGGGCCTGCCACGGGCTAGTTGGCGCTGGGCTCATACTTCACGCAATGGGTTTCGGTCACGGGCACCAGGGCGGTGACGGTGCCGGTCGTTACGGATTGCAGGTGGGTGCGCGTCACCGTGCCTGTGCATTTCCAGTCGTCCTTTTTCAGGCAGAACTCTGGCCGCTGGGATTCGAGGTAGCCGCCGTATAAGACGCCTGTAGCAACCAGGCCAAAGCCCAGCATGATTATCCCGAAGCCCCAGTCAATATCTCTGAAGTTCATGCCGATTCTCCCAAGCCAAACTCGTCGCTAACCGCCGCCACGCTTGCCTGTGCAGCTATCTTTTTTGCAGCACGGCTTGCGGCCATCCGTTGGGCACTTGTCCGCGCTAGACCGGCGCGCGGCACGTCCTTGCCGGTACCCCATGCAAACACCGACACGATCTGGCGGTCCCGGCAGTCCTGTGACCACCCGCTGATGTACATGAGCCCGGCGGCCCGCATGCTCTTGACCCAGGTAGCTACCGCGGTCTTGTTCAGCCCGCTAGCCGCGCACAGTTGGTCATAGGTCTGTGGTCCGTTGATCAGCGCGTTGACCATGGCGGCGGTGCGCGCTGGTGTGTTGCGTAGGCGTGAGGTCATTTTGGTTCAACCTTCATCAAAACAGCCAATGGGTCGGCCCAGCCTTGCTCAAGAAACCATCGTGGTCCAAGCCGGTCGCATAATCCTTTCAGTGCAACGTGCATTTCTGGCGCGGCGGCGATCAGGCGAGCTTCCACACCTCCGTCGTCAGCGAATACATACGCTACGGTTCCACCACCTTCGGTGTCTTTTACAAGACGACCATCTGAGGCAGGATCGCGCTCTACAAACCAAGTCTTGCTCATTGCATCACCACCGTAATCACGGCAGCAACGCTGCACACTACTACCATGACCAGGTACGACACGGTGGCCTGCGCCATCTTACGGCGGGGCAGCTTGTGCTTGTCGGAGCCCATGGGGTGGATTGTGGTGCTCGTATGCGCGCCGAACGCTTCTGTTAGCGTGCGAGCCATGCGTCCGTTGTAATTGCTGTTTGAAACTCTCATTTGATTCTCCGTTTACGTTGCCGAATGAACGGGTCGCGTCCAGCTGCAACCCGCTTTTTAACTGTGGTCCAAGGCTCGTTTAGAACCTCACACCACTCTGCTAAACACTTCGTTACCCCATCAATGGTGTGCATATGGTTGCTGGTTCTGTTTCGAGCCTGCTCTGTGTGAGTTGCCCAACGAACGTTACCGGGCTCATAACCTTTGTCGTTGTCGATCCTTTCCACGGTCAGCGCCGACCCCCGCGGTCCCATATGCGAGGCAAATGCTGCAAAATCATTCACCCACAGGGGGTGTACTGAAATACCCCTAGCTCCGTAGTTTTTGTAGCGCTTGTCTTTCGGGTTAAAGCACCTGCGTTTCATGCCGCACCATACTTGGTAAACAGGTGTTTTGGACAACCCGTGGGTTTTAGCCAAAGCCTTCATTTGTTCACCAGCTTGTTGCTTGTGGAAGCAGCCACAACTTACCGTTTTACCTTCGGTCAAACTACCCAAACGAACTTCTTTTACGGCACCACAGCTGCATTTGCACAAAACATGACGGACTGCGTTTCCATTTTTAGCCCGCCGTGGGGCGGCTTCATGCACTACTGTGAAGCGGCCAAATTGCATTCCCGGAACAAGGGTTAGTTTTTTACTCATGGTGGAAATCGTGTTTAAAACCTGCATTCTATACACGAACTTAAAATTGTCAACCTGAATTAATTCGTTACGAAGACTCAACTTTAAACACACTCTAAGCACTTGTCAACGTTTAGTGAAAAATAAATTTTTTAATTAAACCTATTTCGCAACAACTAAATAGCTGCTACATTATTGCTTCCGGTTTTCGGAATTCACCCAACCATCCTTTATTGGAGTTTTTTATGACAATTGAAGCGAAACTCGACAGTATCGACACCAGCCTGAAGCTGCTGGTCACCATCATGCAATCTGCCGGTGTGATCCAGGGCGTCATGGCAACGGCTGAATTTGCTGGCACCAGCGAAACCACCAAGCCCACCGACACTCCTGCATCCACTGAAAAGAAGACCACTCGCAAGGCCAAGGACAACTCCACCAACGCTGACCCCGCGGCGGCAATGGGTGTGGTCGAAGGCGACCCCGCTGGTACCCGCTATTGGGTCAGCGAGAACCTGCAAACGGTCTACGCACAGACGCCTGGCAACCCTGATCCCCAGGACCAGTCCTTCAAGATCGAATCGGCGGCTCACTACACAACCAAAAAGTCCGAATTCGCAAAAAAGTCGAACCCAGCAACGGGCGCACAGTCTACCGACAATGCGAAAACCCCTGCACAGGACTCCGCTGCATCGACTGCCTCGTCCGATACGCCGTGGGAATCAGTCATGGCGCAGATCAAGCTGCTCAACGCGGGCACCGCACCGGGCCAGGGCCGTGACGGCGTGCTGGCAGTGCTGGCTAAGTTCGACAAGACCGGTGCCAAGGTTCCTGAACTGGCAACACTGGGCAAGAACGCTGAGATTCTGGCGTTCGTCAACAGCTTGTTGAACCCAGCGGCTGACGCCGACGACCTGGGTATCTAAGCAAATGGGCTACCACGCTGAACTATCGCCCTCCGGGGCGGCGCAATGGACTACGTGCACCGCGTCGGTGGCGGCGCAGCGTGGTCGCCCAAATGAGTCGAGCCCCGACAGCCGGGAGGGCACGATGTGTCACCAGATGGCCGAGGAAGTGGTGCGCTTCGGGGTAGACCCAACCAGTTACCTCGGGCGCATCATGCTGTTTTGGACGCATGAGACTGATGGCTCAGGTGAGAACTGGGCCGACGACTACGGCAGGATGCCTCTGAGCGCGAAGGTCGTGGCTGAAATCACAGTCACCGAAGACCACATTGAGGCAGTCGGCGCCGCCACCGACTACGTGTTTGAAATGCACCGGCTGCACGGCGGTGAGTTGCTGGCTGAACAAAGCGTGCCCATTGGGCATTTCACCGGCGAAGAAGGTGCCAGCGGCACGACTGACATACTGATTCTCTAATGGCACGCACACTCCGCATCGCTGATTTCAAATTCGGGCGCAACAAGGTTGACGCCTACGACATTATTGAGCCCGAGCGCGACTGTTTCGTGACAGGCAAGCGCATTCCCGAAAAGCGTCGGGCCAACCTGCAAATGGCAGCGTATGCCCTCGGAGCCATTGAAAAATACGGGTTGTTTTACGACTGGGATTTTGTGTCAATGACCATCATCCAGCCGTTCGTCAACCATATCAGTGAGTACACCTGCACGATTGCGGAACTCATGGAAGTACGCGACTACCTGGCGCTGAAGGCCGAGGAAACACGCAGCAACCCACAGTTCGTGCCGTCACCAGATGCCTGCCACTTCTGCCGTGCATCGGGCGACTGCGCTGCCCAAACGCAGCGAGTCATGGAATTGGCAGTCGAAGGTTTTGACGACCTTGAAACTGCAAAGCCCGCCCCGGTCAAGGACCACCAACTCGGCACGCTGTACTCACTGATACCCATGGTGGAGGACTGGTGCTCCGCTGTCAGCCAACGCCTTCGTGAGCGCCTGAGTGAGGGCAACCGTGTCGAGCGCCCCGACGGCATAGGCTATAAGTTCGTTGACGGGCGCATGGGTCGGCGCTACTGGGAAAACGAGACAGTTGCTGAAGACCACATGGAACGCATGCGCTTGGGTGCAAGTGTCATGTACCAGCGCTCTCTCAGCAGCCCAGCGCAACTGGAAAAGTTCACCAAGGTTAAGCGTGTGAAGAAGGGTGAACCCAAGCCTGACCCACTGATTGGTCCAACCCAGTGGAAGCGCCTGGAAGCATTGATTAAACAAGAGCGAGGCCAACCGGTCATCGCCTTAGAAACAGACCCAAGACCAGCGGTGTCAAGCACTGACGGTTTTGATGACGTGGGTTCGGAAGGTGTCCCTAACACCGGCCTAAATGACGATCTTTTTTAACCTGAAAAATTGGAACCTTTAAATGTCTAACTTTGCAAACTCTGATCCGGTATTTTTGAAGCGTGTCCGCGCCACATGGCTCGACATTTACAAGCCTGGTGACGGCATGAACGGCGGTGCACCCAAGTACAAGGTGTCCGCGCTGATCGAACCCAACAGCGACAACTACAAGGTCTGCGCTGACGCGATGATTGCCGCCGCGAAGAAGCTGTGGGGCGACAACGCGATTGCGATGATCCGCAGCATGGCCGCGAACAACAAAGCGCTGCGTAACGGTGACGACAAGATGGCCGATGACGGCTCCGTGCGTCCTGAGTACGCAGGCATGTTCTTCGTGTCCACCAGCAACAAGTCCAAGCCACAGGTCATCGGCCCCAAGCGCTTCAAGGGTCGCAACAACGAGTTCGTGACCGCCAAAGACCCTAACGGCGTGTTCCCTTACATCACTGAAGCTGGCCGCGCGATGATCGGCGCCATGGACGTGACCGACGACCTGGGCTACGAAGTCAAACCGCCGTACCGCGGTTGCTACGTGAACCTGAAGATCACCTTTGTGGCTGGCAAAAAGTTCACCGGCAGCAACAAGGAAATCATCCCGAACCAGGTCTTCTGCAAGATCGAAGCCGTGCAGTTCGCTGCTGACGGTGAAGCGTTCGGCGCTGGACCCACCTCGGCTGAAGGCTTTGGCGAGGAAGAAGTCGAAGAAGCCACCAGCGCATCTGGCGGCGGCTCCGACCTGTTCTAAAACCCTCAAGACCCTCTGCTTTTTGCAGGGGGTCTTTTACCAAGGAATTCAAGATGAAAAAGTTATCGCAATGGGTGTTCGTGCATGCTTTGCACTGGGCACTGTTGTACGGTGCGTTCTTTGAAAACATCGAAGGGGCAATGTACGTCCTGAAGTTTTGGGTGTGGGTTACTGCTGCGTTCTGCTGGTCCATGATTCTGGAAAAAAGCGTTGAAGACCAAGCCAAGAAACCTGCAACTCCAATCCGGTTTTTCCTGGGCATGGCACAAGCCTGGATCACGTTGTTTACCCTTCTCTGGTTCGGGCACATCGTCAGCGGGGTCGCTTGGTTTTTGGTCATAGTTTGCGCGCTGGTTGCCGCAGACAAGGTGCGAGAAAAAAGAATCCAACTTGCAAAGGGTGAAGGCAATGTTTAAAAACATTCAGGTCTATCGCATGACCAGCGGCTGGCATCTGGACGTAGCCGCGGTCGAGCATGCGCTGGCCCAGCACTCACATTGCCCCATTGGTGCGTCCCAAGAACTCTCCGTTGGTTGGGTGCCAGTGCAAGACGACAAGTTCGCTCACTCAGTCGGCGGGCAGATGCTGCTGTACTTCAAGACCGAGGTGCGCAAGGTGCCCGGTGCTGTTCTCAAGAAACGTGTGCAAGAGCATTGCGACGAACTGTACACGCAGACTGGCCGTAAACCCGGCAAGAAAGAGCGCCGCGAGATAACCGAGGACATGCGCATGGCGCTGTTGCCCCAGGTGCTCCCAACCGAATCTCAGGTTGCCGTTTGGATCGACCCGAAGAACGGCTGGATCGTGTTGAACACCGGCTCTCAGTCGGTGAGCGACCGCGTTATCACCTGGCTGGTCAAGGCCTTGGACAAGCTGTCCCTCCAGACCCTGGTTCTGGCACGCAGCGCTGGGTCCGTGATGACCGAGTGGCTGGCGGCGCAAGAGGGTCCGGTGGCCTTTGCAATCAACCGTGCGTGCGAGTTGAAGGCGTGCGACGAGAGCAAGGCTGTGGTGCGCTACACCAACAGCACGTTGGACACCGACAACCTGCGTGAGCACATCAAGCAGGGCAAGGTTTGCACCTCGCTGGCGCTGACCTGGAACGACCGCGTGTCCTTCGTCATCACCGACCAGTTCAAGATCAAAAAGATCAAGTTCCTGGACGTGGTGTTTGAAGACAACTCACGCAAGCAAGACAACGGCGCTGACTCCGGCTTGGATGCAGATTTTGCAATTATGACTGGTGAACTCACCGGTCTTCTGTCAGAATTGGTGCAAGCATTCGGCGGTGAAGAACCCCGCGACAAACCCGCACCCAGCGGTGACAACAACGACCTTTTTTAACCTAGGAAATCAAGATGAAAACCAAAGAACTTAGCCCCCGCCGCAAGGCACAGAACGCAGCATTCCAAGCCCTGCCTATCGCTAAGGTGATTCGCCCACTGCGTTTCATTTTTGAAGCACACGGTGTCAGCCACAAGCGGGGTAAAGATGCGGAAGGCAAGGTGCTCCCGTTCAATGTTGCCACCGCCCGCAGCTATGCTCGCAAGGGTTGGGGCAGCGTCGTGCAGAGCATGGCTCTAATGCAGGCAGTCTGACCATGCGAATCTGCAACGGACCTAAACTGGTTGTTCCGCGCGCTGGCATTGTCAAGCGTGATCGTTGGAGTTATTGGAACCGGTATAACCTCGGCGCCCATGACTACGACGAGTACCTTGCCCGAGAGCGCGCCAGGATTCGAGCATTGCCGTCGGTGTCCGTTGCAGATCGTAAGCGACCCAGCATGCCGTTACGCCGCGTCACTCCAGGGGCTAGTTTTCGTGTGGTAGACCACCATGGCCGCAGTCACGGCGTGCGCTTCACGGCGCCATGTGGTTTGCCACTGAACACCACCGTCCGACTGGTTAACCGCCAACCCGAAGACTACCACTCGCTGGTAAGCCGCATGGTTAAGCGAGCCCACCGCTATACTGTGCGCGAGGACCGATCCACCTTTTAAAAGACACGCGGGAACCTGCCGCTTTCCACTGCGCTTCGACCACGCGGTACTCAGGCTCTGATTGCTAACCTAACGCGGCCCGCACGATTGAACACTACGCGGACGGGGTGCACAAACCGGGGGCAGGTTCGCAAGCATGAACACTCGGGAATCAGAGCAACGGTCTTTAACTTTTAAACTTTGTAAGAGAATAAATTGAAAACTGTTTTAGCAATGGACATCGAGTGCTACCGGAATTATTTTCTGGTCATGTTCCGAAAAGTAGACGGCGATGCGGTGCGATACTATGAAATGTTCGACGGTCAAAAGTTGAACATCATGGAAATAAAACGCATCCTGCGCGAGTACAAGGTTGTCACTTTCAACGGTAACAGCTACGACATGTGCATACTGATGTTGGCGCTGACTGGTGCTGACTGCGCGAAGTTGAAAGAGGCCAGCGATGCGATCATCGTGGGTCAGTTGCGCAACTGGCAGTTTGAGCAACAGTTCAATGTCAAGGTGCCAAGCTACGTTGACCACATCGACCTGATTGAGGTTGCGTTCGGCCAAGGATCGCTGAAGCTATACGCCGGTCGCCTGCATTCCAAGCGTCTCCAGGATTTACCTATCGATCCCAGCGCCGACATCACCGTGGAACAGCGTGCTGACTTGCGCGACTACTGCGGCAACAGCGACTTGGTTGCGACCATCGATCTGTTCAATCACTTGGCTCCACAGATCAAATTGCGCGAACAGATGACCAAGGACTACGACGTAGACCTGCGTTCCAAATCTGATGCGCAGATCGCAGAAGCGGTCATCAAAAAACAGCTTACTCAAGCCCTCGGTGAACAGCCTCGTAAGCCTAACATTCCACCTGGCACCACGTTCAAATACGTCGCGCCAAAGTTCATCAAATTTCAAACCGAGGCGTTGCAGAAAAAGCTGGCAGAAATCGAGGCGTCGTCGTTTGTGATCGACCACAGCGGGGCACCCGTTGAACCACCAGCATTGGCAAACGCAGACGTTCGCATCGGCAAGAGCGTGTACCGAATGGGCATAGGCGGCTTGCACAGCAGCGAGTCGCGTGTGGCTCACTACGCAGACGAAGACTACATGCTTCTGGACCGCGATGTGGTCAGCTTCTATCCGTGGATCGTGTTGCTGTGCTCACTGTTCCCCAAGCATTTGACCGAAGCGTTCCTGAAAATTTATCGGCGCATCGTCCTGATCCGTGTTGAAGCGAAAGCGAATGGCAACAAGGTTGTGGCCGACGCGCTGAAGATTGTGGTTAACGGGGCGTTCGGAAAGTTGGGCAGCAAATACTCGATCCTGTACGCACCCGACTTGCTTATCCAAGTTACCGTGACAGGCCAGCTTGTCTTGCTCATGCTGATTGAAACATTGGAGTTGGCAGGTATATCGGTTGTATCGGCCAACACCGACGGCATCGTGATACGTTGCCTGCGCTCGCGCAAAGACGGACTCGCCGCCATCATCGCTGCATGGGAAAAGCAGACTGGTTTTGAGACTGAGGAAACCCAGTACAAGGCGCTATTCAGCCGCGACATCAACAACTATGTCGCGCTCAAGGAAAAGGGTGGCTACAAGGGCAAGGGTGCGTTTGCCGAACCTTCTATCAGCAAGAATCCGCAGACGTATATTTGTGTGGAGGCTGCGTGTGCGTGGCTTGAACACGGCACACCTGTTGCTGAAACAATATTTCGTTGCACTGATGTGCGAAAGTTCGTAACCGTGCGAACAGTGCGCGGCGGGGCGATCAAGGTGACGCACACGCTGTATGACGATAGCCTGACGCCGGGTGGCAAGCGCGTTGCTCTGATTAAAAATGGCTGGGAAGTTGTTGTGCCTGGAGCACTAGCTGTGGCGCGGTTCGACCACGCTTTCATCAACCTAGAAGGTCCGCTGGATGTAGAGGCCGCGTATCGAATGGATTGTGGCGAGGACCAGTTCTACTACTTGGGGAAGGTCGTGCGCTGGTACTACGGTAAGGGTGAAAGCGGGTCACTGCGCTACAGCAAACTGAATGAAAAAGGTGGCCGCAGTAAGGTGCCCATGAGTGACGGCGCAGTCCCGCTCATGAGCATGCCCGACGAGTTGCCGAGCGACATCGACTACGGCTGGTACATCCGTGAAACGAACAGCATGCTCGAATCCTTGGGGGCAAGATAATGGGAAAACGACTAGACAAAACACCAATGACGGTTGCTGAGGCAAGAGAAATCTTTGCCTATAAACCTCGACTGGGCGTATTGATTTGGGTCAAGCCAAAAGGGAGAGTCGCACCTGGATCGGAGTGCGGATCGCAACGCGGAAATGGGTACCTCCAATTGGAATTTCGTGGGCGCAACTATCTGGTCCACAGAATAATTTGGGCGATAAAAACTGGCGCGTGGCCCGTCAACACGATTGACCACAAAGACGGAAACCGAGCCAACAATAAGTGGCGCAACTTGCGGGATGTGACGCATCAGGTGAACACTACTAACCAACGCAAGGCGAGGGTTGACAACCAATCCGGTTTGTTAGGAGTCTCAACCTTGGGCCGGGGTGGGTTCAAAGCCGCAATCCAAACAAAAGGAAAAAATCAATTCATTGGGAAATTTAAAACCCCCGAACTCGCGCACGCCGCTTACCTAAAAGCAAAACGCAAACTTCACGAAGGAAACACACTGTGACAACACAATTTTTTGACCTGATGCTCGATACTGAAACAGCAGGCCTGCCTCCGAACGGCGCGCTGATGTCGATAGGTGCAATTTGGTTTGACCTCGCCACCGAAACCACAGGTCCGACTTTTCAACAGACCATTCACCTTGGGTCGTCTTGCGAAGACGGAGGCAACATCGACCCGGGCACGTTCCTGTTCTGGCTGGGTCAGTCGGACGCCGCTCGCAATGCGGTGCGGTTCGGCGGGCGGCACATCCACACTGTCCTGCAAGAATTCTCAGACTTTATCTTGGAGACTTGCCGCCATGAAGACGTGCGCATATGGTGTAACTCGCCGAACTTCGACCTTGCCATTCTCGGCGGGGCCTATGACCGCGCTGGCATCAAGCGCCCCTGGAACTGGAGCCGGGAGAGGGATTTTCGGACCCTGCGGAACTGGTACCCAGCGGTCGAGTACGACTTTAAGAGCAAAGGGGATTCTGCGCACACAGCTTTGGCCGACGCGCAGTTTCAGGTTGCACACATGGTTAAGATCAAACACTACGTCCAAAGGAACAAAAAATGAGGGAAAACGAGATAGAGAAATACCTGCACGACCGCGTGAAAGCCCTCGGCGGCACGTACCGGCGCCTGAACTGGGTCGGTCGTAACAACGCCCCTGACGACCTGGTGTTGTTGCCCGGTCGATCCTTCTACGCCGAATGCAAGAGGCCTGGGGAAAAGCCACGCCCCGGCCAAGCGCGCGAGCACGAACTGTTGCGTGCTTCTAGCATCACAGTCTACGTCTTCAGCACCCCCGCCGAAATTGACGCCATCCTCCCACCACCTTCACTCTGAAAGCAAACCATGAAACTGAAAATCAAAGCCCTCCACCCCAACTTCATCATGCCTCGCTTCGCTACAGACGGCGCGGCGGGCTTCGACCTGCACGCTATCGAGGCTGGCGCTGCAACCGGGGGCAAGGTCACCAAAGTCCCGTTGGGCTGCGCTGTGGCGGTGCCCGAGGGTTACGGCATGCTGATCAGTGCGCGCTCTGGTCACGGCGCCAAGTACGGCGCTGGTGTGCCACACGGGTACGGCCTCATTGACAGCGACTACCGCGGTGAACTGTTCATGCTGTTCACCACCACGCAAATGTTCTCCTGGAGCGCTGGTGACCGCATCGCGCAGGCAATCCTCGTCAAGGTACCCCGCGTGGTGTTCGACCTGGTGGACGAACTGCCCGCTACGGCGCGCGGTGTTGGCGGCTTTGGTTCTACCGGTGTGAAGTAATCATGAGCGAAGCTATCCACGTATTGAACCATGGCCTCGTTCGTCTGGTCGAGCACATGGGCTCCGACCTGTCCATAGTGCGCTCGGCGCGCGTCAGCTATGACGCTGAATGGCGCGCAGGCGAGGACGAGGGAAAAGACGCAAAGCTGATTGACTACCTGGTGCGCAACCACCACACGTCCCCGCTGGAGTGCGTGTCGTTCACGTTCGAGGTCAAGGCCCCGATCTTTGTCGTGCGCCAGTGGCATCGGCACCGCACCTGGAAATACAACGAGGTCAGCGCGCGGTACAGCGAGTTACCCGCCGAGTTCTACATCCCGGAGGTCCGCCAGATCACCACGCAGTCAGCCAGCAACAAGCAGATGCGCACCGACGACATACATCCAGATGCTGAGTTCTACCAGGCTGTCTTGACGAAGCAGTGTGAAGACGCATTCGCCACCTACAAGATGATGTTGAACGCAGGAGTCCCGCGTGAGCTAGCTCACGGCGTTCTTCCGATGAACACCTACACTCACATGTTCGCAACGGTGGACCTCCACAACCTAGCGCACTTTCTGCGCCTGCGTTTGCACAGTCACGCTCAATACGAGATTCGGGTGTACGCCGAAGCGATGTTGAGGCTGATCGAACCTGTTGTGCCAGTGGCCGTTGCAGCGTTGCGCAAGCATGTGTTGAGCTGATGGCAGTCTACACCCCGCGCGTCTACCAGCGGGCTATGACGCAATTCATGGTGGATACGCCACGCGGGAACCTCTATGCGGGGATGGGGGTCGGCAAGACCCCTGCCACGCTGGAGGCCATTGCTACTCTGTTTCTTTTCGGAGAGATAACGCGCGTCCTGGTCTTGGCCCCCAAGCGAGTGGCGCAGAGTACGTGGCCGGGTGAAATCAAAAAGTTCGGTGCGAGTTTCGGCCACATGACTTACGCTGTTGCTGTTGGCACCGATGCTCAACGCCGCAAGGCAATCGAGTCGAATGCGCAGTTGGTGTTCATGAACTTCGAGAACCTGACGTGGTTGGTTGACAACTATGGCGCGACGTTTAACTTCGACATGATCGTGGCAGACGAGTCGAGTAGGCTTGCCAGTCTGAGAGTCAGCATTCAGACCAGCAAGTCGGGTAAAAAATTCTTGACAGGTCAAGGTGGCAAGCGTGCGAAGTCGCTGGCCCGCGTGGCGCTGACCAAAGTGAAGCGTTTTGTCAACCTCAGTGGTACGCCCGCAGCCAACGGGCTCGAACAACTATGGGGGCAGTGCTTCTTTTTGGACGGCGGGGTACGTCTCGGGTCCAGCTTCACGGCGTTCTCACACCGCTGGTTCCGGTCGGTACCGGGCAGTGACAAAAACCAGGCGCGCATTGAGCCCATGCCGTTTGCAGACGCTCAGATACGCAGAGCGATCAAGGACATCACGATTGCTGTGGAGGCCAAAGATCACTTCGATCTACCCCCGCTGATTGAGAACACGATTTACGTGGACCTGCCTCCCAAGGCACGCCAGCAGTACAAGGAAATCGAGAAAGAGTTTTTCACGCAGATCGAAGGTCACGCGATCGAAGCCTTCAGCGCCGGTGCCAAGAGCCAGAAGTGCCTCCAGCTTGCGGCGGGCGCCGCCTACGTTGACGACGAAGGCAGCTGGGTGTCAGTTCACGACGAAAAACTGGACGCCCTACAGAGTGTCATGGAGGAAGCCGCTGGCATGCCGGTACTGGTTTTCTACCACTTCAAGAGTGACCTCGCGCGCATCCGCAAGGCGTTCCCCAAAGCGCAGCACTTAGGCTCAGACCCCAAGACCATCGACCAGTGGAACGCCGGGTCTATACCCATGCTGCTGGCTCACCCCCAGTCCGCAGGGCACGGTTTGTCCCTCCAACACGGCGGTAACATATGCTGTTTCTTCACCAGCAACTGGAGCCTAGAGACGGATTCGCAGGCCATTGAGCGCCTGGGGCCTACCCGGCAAGCGCAAAGCGGCTACAACCGCCCTGTGTTCGTCCACCGCATCGTAGCCCGCCGCACCCTTGACGAGGTTGTTGTCACGCGTCTGAAGTCGAAAGCGAGCGTCCAGGACGCGCTCATGGAAGCCATGAAGAACCGAAACCAAGACCCTGACGAGTTCTGAAACGCACATAGTGCTTAAATATTTGTTTTTCGCAACAAAACCGCTTGACAATCTATTTCGTGATTACTAAACTACAAGCACAAATTAACCAACTGGAGAGAATGAAATGGCAGTGAACGGAGTTGAAATTGAGGTGGGCCAAACCTGGCGCACAAAAGCGGGCGATATTGTCACCATTGACGAGCCTACGCACACCTCCGAAAGTCACCCTGTCCTGGCCCGCTCCGCTTCAGGTCGGACTATCACCTATACGCTCGACGGCGCGTACTCCAAGCAGAAGCCAACCCTTAACGACCTGCTTGAACTGGTGAGCGAGACACCCGCCGTGGTTGACCCCGCTGGCGACTTCATGGGGGTGTCTGTAAAGGGTGGTATCGCCCCCGAACGCCGAGACACACCCAGTGCCCTCGCTGTCCAAGTCGGCGGTACCCACTACAAGGATTTTGCCATCCAGCCGGTGGAGTACATCCATGCTAACAACCTGGGGTTTTGCGAAGGCAACGTGGTGAAGTACATCACCCGGCACGCCGCCAAGAACGGCGCCGACGACATCCGCAAGGTGATTCACTACTGCCAGTTGCTGCTGGAACTGCAATACGGCGTGAAGAAGGAAGGTGTGTGATGCTATGGGAACTGGTACTTTGCATCGGGATATATTGGGGCGGTTGCGGGCGGCACGAAGCGGTGTCGATGCCGAACGAAGAAGCCTGCTATCGTGCGTTGAAGGCTTTGCGTACCGACGAATCTGCGCCGGTCGAAAGTCAATCCCGCCGCGGCTCACTGGCCTACTGCGCGCCAAAACAGAATCGAGGTGGTAAATGAAAAACCTCGCCCGCATCCTGACCCGCTCAGGCCCATCGGCCTTCTTCTGGCTGTTCGTATACTGCGCTTGGAAATTCCAAACCACCTTCTACCCCGAACCGACAACAATGGAAATTGTCGTTGGCACGGTGCTTCTGTTGATCAGCAGCATGCTGGTCAGCGTTGTTGAATCTTTGATCTATCTCTGGAGTTCCAAATGAGCCCTTTCATCATCGGTATCTTCTGTCTTGCCATCGGCATTGCCGTGGGCATCTTCGCGGCGGTTGTCAGCCTGCGCGACGAGGACAGCGCCTGTATCGACTACCTCGAAGAATACCGCTTGACCCTGAGCAACTTCGAGGGTCGGTGGGCCGTCTTCCAAACCATGGAAGGCAAGCAGGTAATGATCGGCCAGAGCCATGAGACGGCGCGGGGCGCCCTGCTCGCAGCCAGGGGGCACATCCGTGGCTGATGAAGCAGACAACGCACAAGACCACATCGAGCGCGAGAACGTGGGCTTCCTGACCCGTGGACTGAAACCCATCGGGCCGATTGCCAACGGTATGTGCCACTGGTGTGAGGAACTGGTCGCCGACAACCTGCGGTGGTGCCCTGGTGGCGCTTGCCGTGATCTGTGGGAAAAAGAGCACGCTGCTGCGATGCGCAACCAAGGGAGAGCACGGTGAAACTCAATAGCTGCGACAACTGCGGGGTGGTCTTGGACGAAGACAAGCTGCCGTTTCCAAGTGACATTTACAACGAAGAAGGTGTGGACGACAGCAAGGGCGCGTACAACCAAAAAGCAAAGTGCTTCGAGGTGTATGTGCCGTGCCCAGTGTGTAAAGCGCAGGTGTTCCAATCATGAGGCTCGTCATCGTGATCATATGGGCACTCCTGTTGTTGACAGAGATTGTCTGCATCGTGTTTGCAGTACCTGTGCAGCAGGGCCTGCGCTACTCAAACGCCTTGTCTTACTCAGTAGGCTTGTCTATGGCCGTTGAACTCTGGATGCGGAAATGACCCAACCCACACTTCTGGAACTCGCAGACCAGTACGCCAAAGAATACTTCATGGGTCGCGGTGAGGACGCCCGCAAGCGCCTCCAGGCCGCGATCATCCACTCTGAAGTTGCTGCTGACAAAGCCGTGACTGATGCGCGTGAGGTGTGCGCTGTGGTCGCTTGGAACCACTACATGGATGTCTGTGTGTCGCGCAAGTATTCGCCCGCCGAGTGGGGGCACTGGTGTGCGGCCTGCGCCATACGAGCAATAAGCAAACCATGAGCGCCGCCTTCCGACACCTGGCCCAGCACCTCGGCATCACGCTGCTGTCCGGTGACGCGCAGAAGTTAATCGACTTCGCCAACGAGGTTTCACGGCAGACGCGCGATCAGACCGTTGAGGTCTGCGCTCGTATCGCTGAAACCATGCCGAGGGTTTGGGACGCGAAAGCCCCCGATCCTCAAACCCGAATTGCAACCGCCATTCGGAAACTTGTCCCTCAGAAAGAAACCCATGAACACAATTGAAATGCACGAAAGAACGGCGGCGGTTGTTCGCGCTGCCATCGAGAGCACGCTGAGTCACCTGGAAGGTCTGGACGCCGGTACGCAGGTTTCCGACATGCTGGTGGCCCACCTCGGAACCCTGCTTGAGTTCGAGGTTCGCATGCTTGCGGTGGTTCCCCACGATGACGTGACACTGCCAGGCCTTGCCCGAACAGTTGGGCTCCCGGTGGCGCCCGCCGAGGAAAAACCCTGGTATCCAGATGGTGGGCAATGGGTTGAGACTCACGGTGTTGACCCTGAATTGTCAGACCTCCTTCTGGTTCAGGCCCTTTCCAAAAATGAACGTCAGAAACGGAAGCACTCGGCGGGTGTATATGCCCCTAGCGTGTTGTCGTGGCCTGACATTGTTGCCTACAAGGTGGTGCGGTCATGAGGGTCATAATCAGCGGTCCCGTGCGGCAAGCACACCTGGACGACGCCGACCTTCTGGAAGGTATTGTGCCCACCAGCTTCGTGACCAACGGACTGAGCACCCCACCGGTGTGCGGCCTGAGCACTGAGGTGTGGCCGATCTGCCCCATGCAGCCCAAGGAAACCAGCCACATCGCCCGCGACTATACGCTGGTGCAGAACGCAGACGCGCTGATCTGCGTGGGGCACAACCCGCACCTGGTTGGGCTGGCGCGGACCTATGACTTACCGGTTTATGAGGTGGACCAATGAGCGCAGAACTGCTTGCGCAAAAAGAAAACGCACTGAGGCTTTCGGCTGAAGAAATGGCCTTGCGCGACGAGTTCGCCAAGGCAGCGTTGACAGGTCACATGTCCGCTGACCGCCAGTGTGGTGTGCCAAGCGCTGTTGCAACGTGGTGCTACCAAATTGCAGACGCGATGCTGGAAGAGAGGCTGAAATGAACCGACAACACGTAGTTCCAACACTGAGGTGTCACGCCTGTGGTAGGCCGTCTTTCGACCACCTGCCTCACGGCGCGGGTTGCGGTGCTGAGTTTCGCCCAAAAACAAATGTTGACTTGGGGCAATACTTGGTGATGGGGGACAGCACGATTGACATGGGCACCGTCAACGTCGAAGAACTGGCACAAAGCCTTGACGGTCTAGGCCTAGCAGCCCCCGTCCCGCAGCCAGTCATGCACCTGAACCGCGACAAGACCGTAGCAGTCGCCAACGACTATTTTTGGAACGACAACATGGCCGAGTGCCCCCGCGGTGTGAAGGTGCAGTTGTTGGGCAAGAGTGGGGTTGCGGTCTACGGGCAGTACAACGGCGTGGACACTTTCTGGACAGACTGGGCACCGCTGCCCAAACGGAGGCCGAAAAATGGTACGAGTGCAAGTTGAATTTTTGAGCAACCCCGGCAGGACACCCGTCGAGGTGGAAATGAGCCGCGTGCCGTGCTTGGGGGAATACCTGGTGCTGGAGGATGACGAAGACCCCAAGCTAGTCCATGTGGTCTACCACTTCGCAGATCGGGTGCAGAACCTGGTTGCAGCAATCGTTCGGGTCAAGGGCTAGGTCGTCGGCGGTCAGTACCTGCACGCCGATTCGTTTTCGGCTGACCAGGCGCTGGGCAAGCTGGTTGCTGAGACTCTGGAGGTTCTTGGTTCACAACTTCAGAAAGCTGGTCGGGTGCATTTGAACCAGCACCCGTGAAAAAGCCCCGTATCCTCGACTGAGGGTCACGGGGCTTTTTTATGAGCGAGGTTTACTTCTGGCAGACGTTCAACACGTATGACTGCAAACCCGCTACTTGGCCGGTGACGGTTTCGATGTCGGCTCGGAGACTGAAATAATCCGATCTAGCTTCTGGAGTAAGTTCGGGGCCGGTGCCATCATCCACGCCGGGGGCATTGGTGGTTTCTGTGCGGGTGGCGGCGGGGCAAGTTGCGGCGATGCGCAACCGCCGAGTACCAGCGCGAACGTCAGAAGCAAGTGTGTCAATTCGAGTTTTCGCATCGCTCAGTTCCTTTGTGTATTTTGTGTCCAATGCGGCGAGTGCCGCTTTTTTCTCGTCTTC